ACGCGACCTAGTTACGGTGATTAGTGTTATAGAAAAGAACAACAAGAACAGGTGAGTTTCTATGACAGTCAACACGACCATTCAGGTGTCTGGCGTAAAAGAAACTATTAACGCACTCAAAAAGATTGACCCGCAACTGCAAAAAGACTTTAGAGCAAAAGCCAACGAGATTGCACAGCCAGCCATTAACGCTGCAAAAGACGTGTACACGCAAGTTCCGTTGTCTGGTATGGCATACAAGTGGTCTAGTCGAGGCCGTCAGTTGTTTCCGTTTAGCGTGGCTAAAGCCAAAAGCGGTGTTAAGTTGCGTATTGACACCCGGCGCAATGCTGTAGGCGTAATCCTGATTGAGCAAAAAGACCCTGCAACCGCGATCTTTGAGACTGCAGGCCGTTTTAATGCAAACCGTTTAGGCGATCAGTTGGGTTTTGTTGACGCTGGTCGCACTCGACTAATTGGGCCAGCCGTGTACAAAGCGCGGCGAGGTGTTGAGGCTGAAATGGAAAAGATGATATTAGATACCGCGCGCACAGTTAGGCAGGCAATGTAATGCTGTCTATACCTATCATCTCAGAGTTTGACGGCAAGGGCATTGACAAAGCCATTAAGCAATTTAATCAACTTGAAACAGTTGGCGAAAAAGCACAGTTTGCAATTAAAAAAGCAGCAGTCCCTGCCGCTGCCGCGCTGGGTGCAGTCACTGCTGCTCTTGGTGCTGCAGTGGCTGCAGCTGCAGAAGATGAAGCACAAGCCGCACAACTTGCTTTGACATTAAACAACGTCACTGGCGCAACAGAGAAACAGGTTAAAGCAACTGAGGACATGATTAGCGCAATGTCAAGGGCTACCGGCACGGCTGACAGCGAGTTACGACCAGCGCTTGCCGTACTTGTGACCGGCACAAAGGACATTGCTACAGCAACAGAGGCATTGTCACTGGCACAGGACATTGCTATTGGGTCTAACAAGTCATTGGCTGAGGTATCTGATGCGCTTGCTAAGGCTTACGGCGGAAACATGAAAGGCCTACAAGCCTTATCACCAGAGATTAAAGCCATGATTAAAGACGGCGCGTCACTCGATGACGTAATGAACGTACTTGGCGGCACGTTTGGTGGTGCAGCCGCAACCGCAGCCAACACCGCTGCAGGCAGATTTAAGATACTTAAAAACTCGCTTGACGAAACTACAGAGTCAATTGGTGCAGCCTTGTTGCCAGTAGTTCAAGCAGTGTTGCCAGTGTTGCAAAAGTTTGCTGATTGGGCACAACAAAACCCACAAGCATTTTTGGCTATTGCCGCAGCAATCACCGCAATTTCTGTAGCGATCTTGGCAGTTAACTTTGCAATGGCACTTAACCCATTTACAGCAATTGCAGCAGGTATTGCAGCACTGGTAGTTGGCGTTGTTTACGCTTACAAAACTTTTGAGACATTCCGCACAATTGTTAACAATGTGCTTAACGGTCTGATCAGTGGTTTTGAGACTTTTGCTAACGCCTACATTTCTGCAATAAACCTGATTATTCGAGGCATGAACCTGATCAACCCATTTAGCGACATCCCATCATTGCCGTCACTTGACTTAGGCAGAATAGGTGGCGGCACTGCAGCGTCAGTTGGGTCTGGTGCAGCGCGTGAGGGCGGTGTCGGGCAAGTGTTGGCAGCAATGCCGGCTATGCCAGCACCAACAGCACCATTGGCTTTAGCACCATCGTCTAGTGGCGGCGGCGGTAGCAGTATGTCAAAAGGCAGTCAAGGCCCGGGCTATAAAACAGGTGCAAGCGGCAACAAGTTTGGTGGCGGTGTTGACGTGCAAGGCGGTTTTAGCATTAACATTTTTGGTGGCATCTCTACCAGCGCCGAAATTGGCAAGTCTGTTGTTGACGCAATAGCCCAATACCAACAGGTTTACGGCCCTGTCAATTTTGCAACGATCTGATCATGCCGGGCTCAACTGTCATCACTGGTGGCACATACCTTTTAGAATTGTCTAGCGGTTATGACGGCGAAGCATTTTATTTAGATCAGTCAACACTTAACGGCCCTGATGTGCTTGACGGTAACGGCGAAGATTACAACGACATCACTAATGTTGTGCAAAACATTACGATTAGTCGAGGCCGTCATAAACCGTTAGACGTGTTTGGGCCTGGCACAATGTCTGTGTCAATTAGCGTGCCAGTAGGCAACCGTGACTATGACCCGTTAAACACCTCTAGCGTTTATTACAATCAGTTGACAGATCAGCCGGGCCTAGCCCCGTTGCGACCGATCAGGCTTAGTCGTAACGGCGAGTACCTTTTTACAGGTGTAGTGACTACGTTTAACCAAACTTACAACATGGCTGGTATGACCACTTACAGCATTTTTGCTGCCGATAACACTTATGTGCTGTCGCAGGGTTTTTTGCCTGAAACCGTGACCACTAGCCAAACCTCATCAGCGCGCATTACAGCCGTTTTAAGCGCTGCAACCTACACAGGCGCTACATCCCTTACCGCCACGCCTACAGCCACTTTAGGGGCTTATACGATCGCTAGCGGCACAAACGTAAACGCCTACATAAACCGCATCCAACAGGCTGAACAAGGCCGCATTTTCTGTAGTCGAGCAAACGTGCTGACGGCGCAAGCACGCATAGGCACAACGCTTGCAGCCCCAACAGCCACATTTGATGACACCGGCACAGCCACACCGTATGACGCCATCTTTGTAGAGTTTGACCAACAGTCAGTCATTAACAACGCGGATGTCACTATTGAGTCTGGTGGCACGCTACAAAACTCAAGTAACCCTGACTCAATTGCACAGTACTTTACGCAAACTGAGGCAATTACAGACAGCTTGCTAAGTAGTGACGCACAAGCTGCCACGCTTGCCAGTTACCTGCTTTACCCAATCCCACGCCCACGTTTTACCAGTGTGTCAACCACATTTGCCAGCCTGACCGATGCCCAAAAAACAGCGCTAGCACCAATAGAAATTGGTCAAACAGTGTCAATTACTAAGACGTTTGCATCTGGCACACCGTTAAGCGTCAACCAAGACTTAAGCGTTGAGGGCATAGATCACGTGATTGACATAAACACAGGACACCGCATGACCTTGTGGACATCGCCTACAGTCATCCTTGACCAGTTCATACTTAATGACATCACGTTTGGTGTGCTTTCCACGACAAACGCGCTTGGATGATGTAAAGTAAAACTATGGCCACTACACCGTACCCATTTGTTGCCAACGCCATTTTGACTGCCAGTCAACTTAACTCAACGTTTAATATCCCAGTAAGCACTAAAACGGCTAGTTACACGTTGGTGGCTGCCGATGCCGGCACGCGCATTGTTATGAACAGTGCCAGCGCCACCACAATCACGGTTAACACATCGTTGTTTTCTGCTGGAGACAATTTACAGATACTCAACATTGGTGCAGGCGTTTGCACGGTTACGGCTGGCACGGCCACTGTCTCGACATCTGGCACGTTGGCATTGGTTGCTAATGCTGGCGGTACTTTGTATTTTACTAGCACTGGCGTAAGCGTATTCCAGGCAACTGGTGTTACAGCGGCGGCTGGCGGATTAGTTTTTATTGGCAAAACAACAATTACATCACAAGCATCAACCACTATCAACGGTATTTTTACATCAACATATAACGATTACAAAGTCATCATTACCATTGGCGGTGTCACTGATAGCAACAAATTGCGTTTCCAATTAACCACAAGCGGCACAGCGGTCACTAGCGGATATGCGGCAGGCTGCTTTATTGGTGACTACACATCGGGCGCACCGCCACTAATCAACTACGGTTATTCAGAGACAGCAAACTTTGTTTTAGGGTATGTGCCAAACTCTGCAACACAAAACGCAAACATAGCCTTTGATATGTACGGCCCGCAAGCAACACAAAAGACCGCGTTAAACGGTCAAACAACCTCTGTTTGGTCTGGTGCAGCCAACGCAGGCGGCGCGGTGCTTGGTTTCTTAGACTCGACTACAAGTTATGACGGCATCAAAATCTATTCATCAGCCAACACAGCGTTAACGGGTACTGTCGTTGTGTACGGATACGCGAAAGCATAAACATGAGCGACATCACAGTAGAACACGAACCAGTTACTGACGATGGCATTAAAGCCGGTATTGCTGAACAAAAAGCACTTGCCAAAATTGAACAAGACAGACAAAATGCGCGTCAAACAGTGTTAGATAAATTGGGCATTACTCTTGAAGAATTACACGCGCTACTTGGCTAGTGTCATGCTCGCACTTGTCCTGACCGCTTGCGAAACAACACGCGACAACGCTGGCAAAAAAACTGTACGCAACAGCGCCCTACCTAGTCATTGCGTCACGGTAAGGCAATGCGACAATGGCTAGGGAAAGAGCAGAAATAGAATTACTACACGCTCGAATGATTGTGTTTGTTGGTTGCACCATTGCAGTCACTTTTGGACTTACAGTA